TAGAAAGGGAACTTGCAAGGAAAGCACTAGAGGAAAAGTACAAAGACCAGGAGCTTCTCAAGGCTTTACTTACACAATTTGATGAACAAACAGGAACTGAGAGAGCAGAGATATCTCAGAAATTCCGTGATGCTGAAACGGCAGCGATTAATCTTAGGGATCAACTTGTTAAAGAAGCAGATGACCTTGCTAAGGACATAGAATTACAAGACGCTCAGGCTGAATTAGAAAGAGTGACTGCAAAACAGGTTGCAGATTTAGAGGCACAAAAAGCGGCAGACCTTGCTCAGATAGAAGATACCGATGCCAATGCAGCTGCACGACTATCAATAGAAAAATCTTATTCTGATAAAATTAAGGCAGTTAAGAAAGATGAAGCAGATGCTATTAAAGCTTTAAAGAAAGCAGAAGTTAATGCTGGATTGGCTGTTGCAGCATCGGCATTTGATGCGATATCAGAACTTGCTGGAGAATCTTCAGCAGCAGGTAAGGCAGCTGCAATAGCAAGCGCTACAATCAATACCTACTTAGGAGCATCCTCCGCTTACGCACAGACACCAGGTGGTCCAATTATCAAAGGTGTTGCAGCTGGTGTAGCTGTTGTAGCAGGATTAATGCAGGTTAAAAAAATATTAGCAGTTAAGGTTCCAGGGGATAAAGGAGGTGGAGGTGGAGGAACACTACCTACTATGCCTGCAGCACCAACATACGATCCAAATGCAGCTCTAGCTTCAAATGCAGCTGGACAAACAGCAGACAATCAAATAACACTTGGTGACCAAACCTCCTCGACAGGAGCAAATGTTATAAAAGCATACGTGGTGTCTTCTGATATGTCAAGCCAACAAGAAGCAGATAAAAAGATAAACGATTTAGCCAGACTTTAAAAAGATAAATACATTATGAATAAGATAATAGAATTAGTTATAGATTTAGAGGATTTCGAATTCGATGATCTCGGCGTAGAAATCATGTCACTTGTAGATCGACCAGCAATCGAAGTTAATTGGATGTCATTCAAAGAAGAAGAGTTTCAAGACTTAGACTTCGAAAGCCATGTTCTTAAACTTGCTTCTGAGTTGGGGCAACCTATAGATCCTGAGGTAATTTATGTTGACGCACATAATGAGAAATTTGTTACAGTATCTGACTTTCTGCAAGGTATCAGAGCACTTGATGTTTTAGACGGAATTGCAAAATCTTCTAGAGATGCTCAAGCTGAAGAGAGATTCAGATATGCAGGACCTTTTGGTCAAAGAACGTTCTGTCAAGTTATGAAATCCCTAAACAGAACCTACTCAAGAAACGAGATAACTGCTATGAATGCATTTAATCCTGGATTTGGTGCAGGTGGTTCTAGAACCTATTCTGTCTTTGATTATAAAGGTGGAGTTAATTGCCAACATTACTGGGAGAGACTAATGATTTACAATGATGCAAATGGAAGACAAGTTATTAATAGTCTAGGTCCAGTAGAAGGTGATGCTGGTAAATCTAACAATTCATCAGATCAATCCCCAACTGGTTACGTAACAAATAATGCATCTTTAAAATTCTGGGCATTTTCAGAAGACGGAGACCAAATGATCATCACTGGACCCGCAATGCTTCCTGGACAACTAATCCCACGTAAGGATGAGCTTGGTAATTTATTCCACGTTTACTTTAGCAAAGAGACTATAAAGAATATCGCTAAGAAGTTCATGGCGGATAACAAGCTAAATAACACGGACGTTAATCATGATGAGAATGTAGTTCAAGAAAACACATTATTAGAATCTTGGATAGTAGAAGATCCTGCTATGGATAAATCAAAAGCTCTAGGCTTTGACGTACCCAAAGGAACTTGGATGGTTAGCTACAAAATTAATAACGAAGAAACTTGGCAAAAGATAAAGGCAGGCGAATTAAACGGCTTCTCAGTTGAAGGGGCATTCTTAGAAAAATACCAAAACATTTAAAAATATGGATAAAGATTCACTTGCTAATATAGTAAGCTTTAGCGGTATGACCGCAGTTATGTTAGACTTTCAAACTGTACTTACAATCTGTTTATTAGTAACAGGTATAATTCTTAACCTTGTAAGAATTAGATCAAGTCGGAAAAGGGGCTCAGGGGGTAACGGGGGTAGCGAAGACTAACTCCCCCATCGTTCCCCTTCAGTATACTCAATAAAGTATTTAGTCTTTAGATTAAAATTCTGAAAGTTGTGTTCCATTCGGAAGTAGCTACCTCTAACTACATTACCGCGTGGTCCTATTACATCACCTAAATCTACTGTGTAACCCCGTTTCACGGCTAACTCGCAAGATAGCTTGCGTCGTTCAATAATTTGTTGTTCTGTCATAATTGTTTATTTTCAGCAAATATAATAAACCCTATTTAATTCATAACGATAAAATCCGTTAAAGTTTAAGGTTCTGTCATTTTACAACCATTTTATACTTATGTTGTATATTAACAAAAACTAAAAAAATGACAGTAAATGATTTATTAAAAAAATTGTCTGTGAAGCTTGCAGCTTCGCATTCAACTATGAGATTAAAGTTTGCCGAAACTACTTTAGTGGATGGTACTGTGCTAACGACAGATGGCGAATTCATCGAAGGTAGTATCGTGTATGTTCAAGTAGCAGAAGGTGACGCACCTTTAGCTCCTGAGGGCATCCACGAAACCACTGACGGTAAATTAATCACTATCGGAGCATCAGGAGATATTACTAAAATCGAGGACGCTTCCACTGACGCTCCTGCCGCAGATCCTGCAGCAGAGGTAGCAATGGAAGAAGTATCAGTTCCTGTAGACGTAGCGCCTGAGGCGGTTGCTGCAACAGAAGAATTGTTAGCTGGAATTGCAGATATATTAGCACCTTTCACAGAAGAGATCGCAACCTTAACAGAAGAAGTAGTAGCTCTTAAAGCTCGCTTTAACAAATTAGCAGATGAACCTGCTGCAGCACCTGTACGAAATACTTTCTCTGAAATGAAAGCTACTAAAGATCAGGCATTTGCACAACGTATGGAAGCAATTAGATCCATTCGTAAAAACTAAAAATTTAAAACAAACAAAAACTAAAAATAAAAATTATGGCATACGGATTTAATATCGCAGCTCTACCCGCTTATACCGACCAATTATCATTGGACCTTATATCAAAGGTAGTTTTAAAAACAGACCTACTTGACTATGTAGATCTACGTTCAGGTTTCACAAGTGGAACAGTATCTATTAACTTGGTTGATGCAGACCTACCAGTTTCTGCATTATCTTGTGGTTGGACTTCAGATGGTGAAGTAACTTACACACAAGTACCAGTAACAATCGAATCACTTCAATCTAAAACAGAAATGTGTGTTGAAGAACTTCGTTCTATCTACCAATCAGCTTTCATGTCCGCTGGGACTGGAAATGATGTAATCCCTTTCGAACAAGTTATCTCTGAGTCTTATACAGACAAATTGAGAAAATACAACGAAGGTTTCTTAATCAATGGCTTTGGTGCTACAACTGGTTTGAAAGCTCAAATCACTTCAGCAAACGGAGCAACTCTACAAGCTGGTGTACCAGCTGCATGGACTGCTACAAACGCTTTTTCTCAGGCACTTGACTTATATGATGCAATCGCAGAATCTGTAAAAGATAGAGACGACTTAATAATGGTTGTTTCTCCAGATGCTTACAGAGCATTGGTTAGAGCATTAGTAGCTCAAAACCTTTATCACTTCAATTCTGTTGAAGGTAATGATATCATGATCCTTCCTGGAACTAACTGTACTATCGTTAAATCTTCAGGATTGGTAGCTTCAAATTACAAATTTGCAGGACCAGGTAAAATGATCTTGGCAGCTACTGGCTTAACTGACGAATTGGATACTTTCAGATTCTTCTACGACGAAGCAGCTGACGTAATGAAATTCAGAGCAGCTTGGAGATTAGGTGTTGGAGTTGGTCAAGTTGATGTATTCGGTACAAACGACATGGCTTAACCAAAACAAATTCGGTAGGGATCTTCGGATTCCTACCTTTTATTAACTATTAAAAAAATCATAAAATAATATGGCATGTTCAAATTTAACAGCTGGGTTTCTTAACCTATGTAACGACTCAACTGGAGGAATCCAGAAGATCTTCATTGGTAACGGTCCAGTTGAATCAATCACGGAAACTGCAGGAGTAATCACTGCTATCACTGTCGGTGGGTCTGCTATGGTTCCCGGTGACTTTTTTATATTCGAAACTCCAAGACAAACTTCTTCAATCACAGAAACTACTACAGTTTCTCAAGAGAATGGGACTTTGTTCTTCGATCAGCAATTAACTATGGTCTTCAATAAAATGGAGGCTGATAAAAGAAACGAACTTTTGTTAATGGCGCAAGCTACGAACATGGTCGTTGTTGCTAAAGACGAGAACGGTAAGTATTGGTCAATCGGTGTTGAGAAAGGTGCCTTTATGGTATCTGGATCATCTACGACTGGTACAGCTTACGGAGATCGTAACGGATATGAAATCGTTGTAGGAGGACTTGAAAGTTCACCAGTATACGAAGTAACTTCTACTATTGTAGAAGTTTAATCGCTATCTAACCAAATAAGAAAGGGGCTACTAAATTAATAGTATCCCCTTTTTTTATATAATTTGGATTGGGTCTGGGTATAACTTACCCATTGTTTTACCCATTGGGTATTTTGTTGTCTTTAGGTAAAGATCTTTTTGCAGCATAGCATAGCTATTTTTCTTTCCGTCTACCTCTATAGAAGGTCTGTAGCAAGCGTAAAGTACTGTTTTTGATATATGCTTCTTAGGATAATATAAATCTCCGTGTACGCTGTATTTTACATCTATAAAAATCTGGGATTCAAACCCAATTCTAACACAAGATTCAAGAAGATTGTTAACCATAGAAGAATCAGGGGGTCCTTCTGGACCAGTAATTGTTAGATCTATGTCATGTGTATACACATCATTAAGTATGTTACCATGAATCCAAAGAGAATACCCTTCCCAGTTTATCTCCCACCTAAGTCTAGCAAGAATATCTTGTACAGAATCTAGGCCTTTAAGGATATGCCATTGGGAATTTTCGAAATCCCCGCATTTTATATGTCTTTCTATCATAAATACAATTTGTTGGTTATTCATATTTATCTATAATTATAACACAAATATATGACTCTATACGTTCCAGAGACAAACTTAGTCCTAGATTTCACACTAAATCAAACAAATTTGACGTTAGGTGCGATCTATGATTTCATTTTGACCTCTCAATACAGCCATCAACCTATTGTTATGAGTGCGGAAGCTACATTTTCAAATGCAAGATACACTACATTCCAAGTTACTTTCCCTGTTGGATTTGGGGATTCCCACAAGAATGGTATTTATTACTATGATATTAAATTAATAGGTGCAGTGGATTCAATAGAAAAAGGCCTTGTTAAAATAGTAACTGAGCCAGGCGGAACTATGGGAACAACGAATTTTAACGCTGGGATAGATACAGAAGAGAGAGTCGCAGAAGTATTCTACAGACCAAATTATTAAAGAAAAAATATGAGATCAACACCAGAAGGTATTTATGCAGTTAATGGATCTAAGTTTCAAGCTGTTGAATTGCCAGAAATCCACGAAGTACGAGGAAAAGACTACATGTACTACGGAGGTAAAAATTTATTCCCACAAGCATTAATTGAATTATATGATACTAGTGCAATGCACCATACTTGTATTGATGCTATTGCAGCTGGTATTATCGGCGAAGGCATCGAAATTATCGGCGACGAAATTATTAACCAGAACGCGGAGACTGTTAACGAGGTTTTCGAAAAGATTTCGCTCGATTATACGTTATATCAAGGGTATTCTATAAATGTAATCTGGAACAAAGAGAGAACAAGAATATCTGAAATGTATCATTTACCTTTTGCAAACGTTAGATCAGGTAAGCCAGATGAAGAGGATAAGGTTCTTGAGTACATGTACTCAGCTAACTGGGATAACCTAAGAAAATACCCTTATCAGACATACAGAGCTTTTGATCAACTAGATAATAAAGGGGATAACGCATCACAGGTATTCTATTTCTACAACTACACACCGGGTAACTCAACGTACCCTCTACCAAATTATGTTGCAGCTATGAATGATATTTCATTGGATGCACAAGTTTCTAGATTTCACGCAAACAATATCTCAAATGGTCTTGCACCAAGTATGTTTGTTCAATTCAGAAACGGTATACCTACCCCTGAGGAAAGAAGAGAGGTTTATAAAGAGATTGAAAAGACATTTACCGGAACAGAAAATGCAGGCCGTTTCTTCTTAGCCTTTTCAGAACCAGGTAAAGAGTTACAGGTTACTCCAATTGACTCAGCTAACGATGATTATTACATCACGCT